GATATGCATGTTCACAAATATCTAGGGCCAAAACAAACTGCGGAACCATCGGGTGATGCAACAATTCCAACATACGACGAAACGAATCCGCTGTTTATAGAAGATTTGCTTTTACTTGAAAACCGTAATCGCGAATACGATGACGATGTTTATACAATGCGTGGTGTTTATCGCACACAAGACATCGACTTTGACTTAAGCCAATTTGGACTATTCCTACAAAACGATACATTGTTCATCACCTTTCATTACAACGATATGATTGATCAATTTGGTCGCAAGCTAATGAATGGTGATGTACTTGAAATACCAAATTTAAGAGACTACCATCCGTTAAACGATGCTATTCCAAAAGCACTACCAAAGTTCTATGTAATTAATGATGCTTCGTTTGCAAGCGAAGGTTTCAGTCAAACATGGCTTCCTCACTTGTGGCGCGTTAAAGCTGTGCCACTTGTTGGATCACAAGAGTACGACGATATTCTACAAAGCTACATTGACACCGAGGGTGGCATTGATGGTGATGATGGTGAGGGCAATGGCAGCGGCACACTTGCAGACTACATGTGTCAGCACAATAAGAACCTTGAACTTAACGATGCTATTCTTACACAAGCAGAAATAGAAGTACCACTCAGTGGTTACGACATAAGTAACTTCTACATAGTCGAATACGACGACGAAGGTAACGCTGTTGACCAATTCGGAATGCCAATTGATACAACCTTTGTTACTGCTGATCTAGATACTGTAACAGTTGATTTCGCGTCAACATCTACTAACACTGGTGAGTTAACCCTAGGTTATTTAGATGGCGATGGTCTAGCACCAAACGGTTATCCTGTTACTCCAGGAACATCGTTTCCAACTAATCCAGATGATGGTGACTATGTGTTACGATTAGACTACGTGCCTAATAGATTGTTTAGGTACGATGGTAGTAACTGGGTTAAGATAGAAGACAACGTAAGAACAGACTTGTACTTAGATGGTGATACACAACGTAGTCAATTCTTTAATAACACAGATACAATTAGTACAACAGATCGCGGTGATGTTCCAAGTAGACAATCACTTAGCGATTTGCTAGACCCTAAGAAAGATAATTAATTATGCAATTCTTTTACGACCAACAAATTAGACGTTTCCTTTTACAGTTCGCTAGAATGTTTAGCAACTTTGAAGTAGAAGGTGCTCTGGATGATGCAGGCTATCCAACTCTTATACGTGTTCCTATACGTTATGGTGATGCAAGTAGACAAGCACAAATTATTCTGCAGGAAAACTCAGCAAACAATATTCCGTGTGCACCGACAATGTCTTTTTACATTGACTCATTAAAATATGATCGTCCACGTGTTCAAGAACCAAACTTCATAGATCGTAAACAAGTTAAACAACGTGAGTGGGACGAGGACGCGCAATCGTTTGAAACAACACAGGGCAATGCATTTAGCCTAGAACGTCAAATGCCAGTTCCTTATGTACTTGGATTGAAGTTAGACGTATGGACTTCTAGTACAAACATGAAGCTTCAGTTAATGGAACAAATTTTAACACTCTTTAATCCGTCCTTAGAAGTACAGTCAACAGATAATTATTTAGACTGGACTAGTTTAAGTGTTGTTAACCTAGATGATGTTAACTGGAGTTCACGTCAGGTACCTAATGCCGATGATAGCATAGATATTGCGACCCTAAAATTTAACATACCGATTTGGATTAGTCCTCCAGCTCGTGTTACTAAAGAAGGTGTTATTCATAAAGTTATTGCCAGCATATACGATGATGCAGGCACGTATGTAGACGCAATTGACGGCGATAACATACTACTAGGAACTAGACTTAGAATTACACCACACGGTTATCAAGTACTGTTACTTGGTAACGAACTACGTATTCTTCCACAAGCGGAACCGGGCGACAATGGTGATATTCAAACACTGCCGAATCCAGAAGACAACGACATATCGTGGAGAGCAGTTGTTGACGAGTACGGCACGTTAAACGATGGCATCTCACAAATAAGACTTGAGTCTGAAGTAGAAGGCGAGCCAGACATTATTGGTACCGTTGCGTACCATCCTTCAGAGCCAGGCATATTATTATTCACAGTTGACACTGACACGTTGCCTAGCAACACAGAAACTCCAGTTGATGCTGTTATTGATCCACTTGAAAGTGGGCCAGGTGTTGGACTTCCTGCCGCTGTAACAGGCCAGCGTTACCTGCTAGTAGATGACATTGGCAACATTAGTAACACAGATGTCGCAGTAGCTTGGACAGGTGGTGGTACACCGTTAGCTGCATTAAAGAATGATATAATCGAATACGATGGAACTGACTGGATAGTTGCATTTAATTCTGCAGCCCAAGACACTGCTGTTCCTGTTTATGTTGCTAACTTAACAACATCATTACAATTTAAATTCTTAGCTGGCGAATGGAAACGAAGTTACGAAGGGATTTATCCTGGAGGAAACTGGGGTATCGTTCTATAATGAATAACGATAGTAAAATTAACGCTGTTGGTATTTGGTTTTGCTCTGCAGATACAAAAAGACACCTTTACTTAATGCGTGATGATAAGAAGTATCACGGGCATTGGGGTTTACCGGGTGGAAAGATTGAAGAAGGTGAAACGTTACTTGACGCAATCGAGCGCGAATGTACAGAAGAAATGGGTTTCATGCCCGAGTCTATTAAGTTAATTCCAATTGAAAAGTTTACAGCCACTGGAGATTTCTTTAGCTACCATACATTTTATTGTATAGTAGAGAAAGAGTTTACTCCGGATTTAAATCACGAACATGTTGGATACGCCTGGATAGACTCTGACATTATTCCTAAGCCATTGCACCCAGGCTTCTGGGCTACATTAAAAATTGATGATATCTTTAAACGTATTAATACGCTTAAAGACTTGTACACTGATTAATTAGTCTTTTTGGTCGAGCATGTCATATGCTCTCATCAATGGTAATGGTGTATATAAAGGATTCAATAATACTTTTATTAAAGTTACATCTTCCGAATCTACTTCAACTATACCACCATTGGTATTCTTCTTATAAGCCTTAAATATTTCTAGACTTAAGACCGCCCGATGCATCTTGTCTTCTGCTGACATATCTTTGTCTTCTTCTGTTAACGCATTAAGAGCATTCACAGCCATAAACCCAAGTGTCATATTCTCTTTTTCACTAATCGGAATTGGTGTGTCAGAATAATCAACTATATCTGCTGCAAAATTTATCTTTACTACCTTCGCTACATTCATTAAATTTCTCCTTACTTAATATTTGTACTTATTTATTGAGCCAACTACACCCAATCAAAATAAATTATTAAGTTAAAGAATAATGTTATGCCGCGTCGAAATCAGTTAAAGTTTTTAGCTCTGTATTAATTAAGTTATCTAATGCTACTGGCGCGCTGACCTGATAGCTTTGTGTGTGGAATGACGATTCCCCATTATCAAACGCTGCCTGATCTTGATAAAAATTCACCAATACAGTAAGTGTACCATCTTTATTGAATTGAATTCTATCATATTCATATACAGGACTAGGAACACTTACTCCAATTAATCCTGCAAATTCTAATGTTCTTGATTTGCCTAAACCTTTTGCTGCCATTTCTATTCCCTCTTAAACGAGTAATTATAATTCTCGATAATATATTGTTCTTTTTTAGCAACACGGTCTCTCAATGCATCACTATAATAGGATTGATAATCCGATGTATCAATCTTACATTTATTTAGTCTTCTATGATTTGCCAATCTTTTCTTAAATCTTTCATTCATGAGTTCTAGACTTTCAAAAAACTTTGTTGCATCTTCTCTAGAACTTTCTTGTTTACCTATTACAACATCTGAGAAATCATGTACTTCATTATTGCCGAATACTAGCCAATGAAAATAATAAGATTGTAAACCACAATCCCAGGCAGTTATTCTGTCCATGTCGTCTCCAACAAATTGTAATGGTCGCCTAGAATTGACATCTTCAAGTTTTGTATCAAATGCATCCGAAAGTTCCCCAGTGCCTTCTTCGATCATATCAAATAATCGATTCATTGATTTATCAAAATCATTTTCCCCATCTTCGCTTATTGCTTTATATAAAGCATTGTTCAGACTTGGGTTATCTCTCAAATAATGAAACCAGGACACATACCATTCCCATGGGTTTCTAACAACGGCATATATTTTCTTGTCTTTTAATCGGTCTGCATTAATGTTCGCTACAGATTGATGGAACCTAACTTGCCTGCCTCTGAGTAGAAAACTAGAATTATTAAATATTCTGAGCAAAGACTGTCCACCACTCTTTGGAATATGAATATAAATAAATTTCTTAGATATATACATTTTTACACATCCGCCGCGGCGGTGAACCTAGCTTGAGATTTAAGTTGAACATAACACCATGTAATTAAGTCGGCGCCAACTGCTCCTGTTGGAGGAGTAAGTGTAATTTGCTCTGAACTTACCTGTCTGTCATTATTATTTCTTGCAGTTTGATCTGCATGAATTGTAACGGTACAGTTGATATTATTAATATCTCCATTGTAACTTACAACTCTAACATAAGCGGCCGGTAAATCAATACCGTGCGCTGTTGTATGTGCCATTTGTAAAGCCATCTTTATCTCCTATTAAACCCCTATCTGGCAAATATCATATATTGCCTGGACATTAACTGCGTTTGCGGTACCGTCAGTTGCAAATCGGACCTGTAATTGCGAACCCGACGCAATGACATCACAATCCCAAGCCGCGTCATCTTCACCTAGGACTGCTATTGTAACTGAACCTACAATGGCAGTAGTGCCACTTTTGTTACTAACACACCCTTCAATTTTATATCCTGCTGCATCTTCTGTTGTGTCTTGGAACGCTGCAACCTTAATTACAAAGGTCCATGTCATATCAGTTGGAACCGATGGTGCATTTCCAATATTAGTCAACGAGGCAGATGTCATATCACCCTGGATAATAATTTTTCTGTCAATTTGCGTAGGACCGGTACTTATTTGACATTCGCCTACCAAACTAGCCGCTGCTTGATAACCTATTGAAACGGCATAGTCTTGACCTGTCGAGCCATCTTTTGCTTGATAACCAATTGCAATTGAGTATTTATGCTGTGCCACAGTCCCCTGACCGATTGCAATACTGTTAATTTCAACCGCTCCTCCATTTGATGTACCTGCTTGAGCATCAACACCAATTGCAATACCATAATCTTCTCTTGCTTCTGTAGTGGTGCCGCCACCTATTGCAATAGCACCGTCACCTTTTGCATCAGCAGTATAACCAATTGCAATCGAGTGAATCTTAGTTGCCTCTGCGGTTTGCCCAATTGCAATAGCATAGTATTCAACTGATGTTCCAGTAGTACCTGCTATAGCACCCTCGCCTAGAGCGACACCGCCAATGTTATAAGACTTTGCATTAGCACCAATAGCAATTGCATCTATTTCAGTAGTGCCTCCTAAGGTTTGTCCTGCTTGTGAAGAAAGACCAATTGCAATACATTTTTCTTCCCTAGCTTGAGATAGTCTACCATATGCAATAGTACTTGTTCCTTCAGCCTCAGCCCCATAGCCCATAGCAATTGAATCTAATTGATCAGCTTTCGCATCTCTACCAATTGCAATTGCGTTAGGATCAGTAGATGTAGATTGTTTGCCTGCCACTGCCTGGAAGCCAATCGCAATGCTGTACTCCTCATAAGCATCGCTATTGGATCCTATAGCAATTGCATATTGTTCTGCTACGCCTTCATTGGTCTGCCCTGCAAAAGCCTGATAGCCAATTGCAATATTGTAACCTTCTTTTGCTTGGGAATCGTAGCCCACAGAAAGTGAATAATCGCCATGCGCCTCACATCTGGCTCCTAATGCGGTTGAGCCAAATGCTGCGGCGATGCCATATGCACCCATTGTGGTTGAGTAACCGTGTCCAGTGATTGTAGCGTGGCCTGCGGTTGCGGCAAAACCAACTGCTATACTCCTAAGTGCATACGCATCGGCACCGTCACCTAATGCGATTGCGTCACCCTCAGTTGACCCGCCATTGGTGATACCAGCACTAGCTTGATTACCAATGCATATATTATCTGATTCTTTTGCCTGAGACGAATATCCAATGCAAATACTTCCAAAAGCGTAGGTACTTACATTATATCCTAATGCGACACTCTGGCCTCCAGTACTTGAAGCACTATCACCTATTGCTAGACTCAAGTTCTGTGTAGCGTCAGCACCACTTCCTATTGCCACTGCGCTGCTGCCACTTGCAACAGGAGCAATTGATACAATTCCATTTCCTTTAAAATATCCTCCGCCACTAGCGGCGTCAGCGTAGGCCGTTGTAGCAATCTTTGTACTATTGTCAAGTGTTGTTTGAGTCGGAGCAGTTGGATTTCCTGTTAAAGCAGGACTTGCTAGTGGCGCATAATTATCTAACGCACTTGGTGGAAGAAAGTTATGTGCATACTTACCGTTTAAAGTAGTCGCATCAATTCCTGACCCATTACCAACAGATACTACCGAAGCTAATAAACTTTGTGCATCTGTTTCGTAAATATCATCTAGAGCAAATACATAAGCCTTACCAGCGTTACCGCCCCCGGCATCATCTTCAAATGACGCAGTTATAATAGCATGTGTATCTGATATTGAAATAAGTCCACCAAAGTAATCTTGTTGTGATGTTCCATATGGATTTGGATTATCAAAAGTGTGTACAGAGGCTCCAGTTGTAACATTAAACATATAAACCTTACCAGACTGGTTTCCAGAAGCATCGTCTTCATACCATGCGCTTATTAAAGCGTAGTCTCCAGTTACGTCTACTTTAGCACCAAAGTTATCATAATAAGTAGTCCCGAAGTCATTAGGATTATCTAAAGTCCAAAGTAGTGCTCCTGTTGTAACATTAAATACATAAGCCCTACCAACAGAAGTGAATGATGCATCATCTTCCCATGGTGAGCCAACAACGGCATAGTTTCCAGATATCGATACTGCAAGACCAAATCTATCAT